GGCCATAGCGGCCTCGAGACGCGCCATTGGCCCCGATTTGTCGGCATCGTAAGCGAATCCATACGGCAGGCCAACCGCCATGCAGATGTGCGATTGCACCATTCTCACGAATTCTTGGAAGGCACCGCCGGGGCGTTCGCTTTTGAAGACCTCCATCTTCTCGCCGGGTGTCAGATAGTTGACGGTTCCGGGTTCGATCGAGGAAAGACGCTGGAGCTGATTGCTGTCGGAAATTGTCGCACGTGTGAAATAATCGCTCGGATCCGCCGCGCCATTTTCAGAGTAGATGATGCCAGTCTGGTAAGCAGCCCATTTGATCGCCTGCACTTCGGCTTTGATCGTCTCTTGTAGATCCCGAGTCGCATTCAGAGCGGACGCAAAGGCGCTTCGTCCACGGTATTCGTCGAGGCGCATTGCGTCGAAAATGTGAACGAATTCAGAAGCCGCAACATCAGCTGGCGAGATATATTGGTTGTTGATCGTGCGCGAAAAGATCGTGAACGACACCGGCCTTCCGTATTCATCAAGATTGATTCCGCCGATGTATTTGTCGGTATCGGTGCGGTCGTATGGCGAACCGATGCGATCAGCCTCGACCGATTGCAAGCGAAGATCGGCGCCGTCGCGAACAATGATAAATCCGCAATCACCATCGCGGAGGACTGCCATCACGGCGAGCTGAAGCAATTCAATGAATCCGTGGCGACGCGAGAAATCGCACGATGCGCACCATTTCGCCCAGTAGCGTTCGACCGCTTCATCGAGTTCATGGTCGCCAGTCCGGGCTTGATAGTTCAAGCGGCCAGCAACATAGGTCGCGAATTTGAGGAGGAGAGAGCGAACGGGCGAGAAGTTGTCAGCAAGGTCACGTGCGGCACGGATTAGTTGGTATCGTTCGCGTGTTGCGGATGTGTCTTCTGCGCCCGAAATGTTTCTTGAAATCCCGCGCTTAGTCGAATCCAGAGCGGCATCAAAGCGCCCGAATTCACGCAGGCGTGCCTGTTCGACCATGCGCGTCATGGCCAACTTAGGTGACACGACTGCCAGCGCGCGGGTGATAAGGTCAGGCTTCATGGGCGTTGTGTCGGGAATGATGTCACAAACTTCTTGACGCGCAACCCACGAGAATCATCGATCGCCGCTTGGAGTTCTTTGATCGTGTCAGAGACTTCGGCCAAATTCGCGCGGGTGAATGACCGCCCGGCGATGCTGTAGCTCGCCCCAGCCACGGCAATGGCCTTCAAGCAGGAGGTGAAATCGATCAGCAATTCTTGCAACGTGGCAAGCGGCAGACCGAAAAATGTTTTTTTAAGAGCCATCCTTTTTGAGGGCCTTGTCAAATTTCAGTCGGCAGAACCCGCGCCAACATTGCGGCGGCGAGCGCGATGCACTCGCAGTCCCAAAGGTGATTCGCTTTGCCCCCGAGGCGCACCCATCGCTGCTCGACCTGCTTCGTTTTTGCATTGACAACATCGCGCTTGGCTTCGGAGAGCATGTGCCGCCGGTATTCATCGGAGGCATCCCGCGGGACTTCCCACAGCGGCACGGCATCGGGTTGTCGCAATGCGGCCAACCTGTCTTTGATGCCTTCGTTGGAGTAGAAAAAGTATGCGCATTTGAGCCCATGCGAACCTGCCTGTGCCGCCTCAATTTTGGAAACAAATCGCTTGATGCGTCTGCCGCCTTCTTGCGTCCAGAATCCATCGGAACCGCTTCCGTGCGAGGCCGTCCAACCGCGCTTGGCGCATTGCTCGTAAACGATCGGCGTGTCGTAGCCTGCGTCCACCACCACGCATCGCGGTGCGATATTGTATTGAGTCGCCAGTCCATCCAACATTTCCCACGTCAGCGGTCGCGATTCGTGAATCAACCGTGATGATCCATCAACGCGGAACGCGCGGATGATTGCCCAGAAATGGTCGCGCTGTTTATCGACTGCGAGAAACCGGAACGCTTCGCCATCGATCTTCTGGCCCTCCGTAAATTCGCCCTTGCCATAGTCCGCAGTCGAAACATCCGGGAGATCAGAGACGACCTCCTCGACCCATGGATTTGCCTTGCGCTTTTGAACGAATTGTTTTAGCGGTTCCACGTTCCCGCTGTGCTTGGCTTCGTTCGCTTCCAGAAATTCGCGGACAAGCGAGAACCACGGGATCCACCAGACAGCGTGCGCCGGGAATTCGAACGATCTGACGCCTCGCACCGGATGTGGATTCATGGCGCGATAGCTCCCGCGCCCTGCGAGCTGGCGCCTTTGAGCGGCGGTATCGCAAAATACCGAAGTGCAATGTTGGCATTTCATCGAAACGCTGGCTTCCAGTTCATCCCATTTCCAGCCGCTCTCGCCCTTGGCTTCATTGTCCCAGGTAATGGCGTCGAATAAATATCGTTGCCATGCTCCGCAACTCGGACACTCGAAACCCCAGACCTCTTGCGTTCCGTTGTTCCATTCCCCATCGGCCTCGTGCGGTGAATCCCAGCCCTGCGAGACGAGAATCGTCTTGCGATTCCATCGATCGTGGTGCCGCGCTTTGAGTTCCTTGATCATACCGCCTTTCCAGCGCCAGACCTCATCCCCCACGCAGTAGCGCATGGACTTTTCTTGGAGGTTGGTGATGTTGGCGCCACCGGCGAAGAGCGCCATATGCGGGAAGAGGATTGTGGTTTTCCGCATGGCGTGACGGTCTTCGGGAAAGAGTGAGCGCACTGGCTCGCATTCTTGGAAAATTGGGATGAGGCGACTCTCAGTCCAATCTTTAACCATGTCATCTGTTTGTCCAACAAGGAGTGTTGGCCCCGGCTTCTGTGCAACAATATAACACGTAAGCGTTTCAAGGAAAGTGGTTTTCCCACCTCCTGTCGGGGCTCTTAATACAACCTCGACTGCCTCGTCATCCGTGGCCGCAATGAGCGGAGCATTGAGCCACGGCGCGACCGCGCGGTCGAAGCGGCTCGATCGGTCGCTGTTCGGGAAGCGGACATGGGCTTCTGCCCAGTCCAAGATGGTTCCCGAGAATGCGAGTTTGATGCCTTTGCAGAAGCCGGTGATCAATGCGCTCATTTGATTTTTCTTGCAATCCATTTCGAGCGCGAAACACTACCGCGCTCGCGATCAATACGCTCCCAATCAGAGACCTGGAGCGATACTGATTTTGCAATGGCCTTTCGGCCTTTCCCTGATCCGGGCTTTCGCCCGGAGCCTTTGCGTGCGCCGCCTCTCATTGTTTAATAAAATGTTGATAGGCGGCTCGCCATTTAACAATCAAATCCGAATGCTCTTGGCATTGGGGGTCCAGAAGCCATTGTTCATCGTCGATTGCTTTACATGCAGCAATAAGGCGGTCAAGGTCGGCTTTGGCTGCCGCGTAAGTTACGTCAATTTTTTCGTCGTCAAGTTTCATTTTTTAGATGGCGCGGGGATCGAACCCGCGTTGGTGTGAGGTTAGGCGACCGAGTATGGTTTGATGGACGCGATGTCCAATGCGATTTGTCCCGGCGTCGTTTCTGAAAGATTCTCGGGATTCACTGCTTTCAGAATCGCCATTGGGATATCGGCGATTCTTTTGAAATCAAGGATCACAAAGACTCCTGCGTTTTTTCCGCGCACGATTTGGTTGAGGCGGAAGTTGTGGTTGAGGCCAGCTTCTTGAAGCTGGTTGAGAGTTGAAGTGTTCATAACGGTGATGACTATCTCACGGCTTTTGGAAGTCGTCAACAATTTTTTTCAAAAATATTTTCTGCCCCCATGATTTTTTTCTTTACAAAAATCAGAAAGCCCGCAGAGCCCCTATTTATGCGGTTCGGCGGCGTTGACTGATTGGAGTTCGGCCTTGATTTCCGAGAGCATTTGTTGCGTGCGCTCGTGCAATCGAGTGCGGATTTCTGCTTCGCCAAGACCGGCCAAGATGCCACTGCAATCGTTCACGAGAGCCGCCAATTTCGCGCAGAGGATGGTGCCGACTCTCACGCCATCTTCTTCGATCTCGGCCTTCGAGACTAACTCGCCCCGGTCAGCCTGAATTTTGAGCCTGATTCGCTCCGTCTCCAGGATGGTCTTTTGCAACCGGGCTTCGGTGAGCGTG